ATTTCTGCTGACGCTTCAGTCAACTAATAGGGAAGAAGGAGTAAACAAGAATGGCTATTAATCGCTCTAGTATTGCAAAAGAACTTCTTCCCGGTCTAAATGCTGTATTTGGTATGGAATACGGTGAAGTGGATAATGAACATGAACCACTTTACGAAGTTGAACAGTCAGATCGTGCATTTGAAGAAGAAGTTCTATTCACCGGCTTCGGCACTGCACCTGTAAAGGGTGAAGGTGCTGCAGTTCAGTATGACGACGCACAGGAAGGATACACTGCTCGGTACACACACGAGACAGTTGCCCTTGCTTTCGCAGTCACTGAAGAAGCTATGGAAGACAACCTCTATGACACCTTTGCCAAGCTACGTGCACGTGGTCTAGCCCGTGCAATGGCAAACACCAAGCAGGTTAAAGCTGCAGACGTTTTCAATAACGGCTTTAACACCTCCTATCTTGGTGGCGATGGTGCCGCACTATTCTCAGCCTCACACCCAACTGTTGGTGCTGGTAATCAGTCCAACACTCTAGGTGCTACCGATCTATCAGAAGCTTCACTTGAGACTGCACTTATTACAATCTCAAAAACTAAAGATGATCGTGGCATTCTAATCGGTGCACAGGCCGAGTCACTACACGTTCCATCTGATCTAGCATTTACTGCAGATCAGATTCTAAACAGCCAGATGACAACTGTTATTGGTGTAAACCCCAATGACACTTCCATCGGCGCAACCAACCAGAACAAGATCAACTCAATCCGTAATCAGGGTCTTGTTCCCGGTGGTTTCTTTGTTAATCGTCGGTTCACTGACACAAACGCTTGGTACATTAAGACTGATGTTCCTAATGGTACAAAGATGTTTGTTCGTGCACCTCTTGCAACAAAGATGGAACCAGATTTTGACACTGGCAATCTCCGGTTCAAGGCACGTGAACGGTACAGCTTTGGCTGGTCCGATTGGCGTGGCTTCTACGGTGCTTCAGGTTCCTCCTAAGAATCTGTTGAACTAGACTAAGGCATGGGGGTGTAGAGAGAAGAAATTCTTTTTACACTCCTTTGCCTTTTTTATTTTTTAATCTAGTGTTATAATACAACAAGTATTAATACTAATCCGAAAAGAGGCTAAAATGACAACAACTCTTCGCGAAGGATATGTTGTAGGCAGCGGTGTAGTTTTAGATGTTACCTCAAGTGTAACAGTTTCCGATACACGCATTCGTTCTCTATTTGCTACTGGTGTAGGTACTTTCCTTATCACTGGCACTTCAACAGATGCATATGGAAACATCAAGGGTAATAATATTAAATTTACTCTAACAACTGCAAATGATGCTTCAGAAATTTATCTTACTGATCTAGGAATGGATATGAACGGAACAGTAAAAGTTTCTGCACCTACATCTGCTGCTACGGTGGCTGTATTCTATGGCTAACTATACTTATCTGGTCAACGAACTAATCGCTGCTACTGAAAATGATAGCACCGAGTTTCTTAACTTTATTCCAAATATGGTGAATAGAGCAGAAGAAAGGCTTGTCAAAGACCTAGATGACTATGGTTTAGTTACCTATACTTCAGTAGCTGTATCAAGTGGTAATAATAAAATTACACTTCCTACAGGCACACGCATTGTTAAAAACTTTAACATTGTAAGTAACAGTTCCAAGATTAATCTTCTTATGAGAACTGACGAATTTATTAACGATTACTGGCCTGTAAGTGCTTCAACATCAGAACCACGTTACTATGGTCAACGTAATGGATCAACAGTAGTAGTTGCTCCTACACCAGCCTCTACCTATGCAGGAGAGGTTGTTTACATTTCCAGACCTACTACACTAACTTCAGCAACCAACACAAACTACTTTACAGATTTTTGTTATGATCTTCTGTTTAATGCTTGTATGGTTGAAGCTTCAATGTTTCAAAAAGATTATCAAACTGCTGGACTATATCAACAGCAATATAATCAAGTTCTTGATCTACAACGTAATCAAGCACGACGTACAAGAAGAGATGATATGCAAGCACCGGCAAGTCCTGCAGGTGCAGACGATAATCTTGTACCTAATTCTAATTAATAGGAGATATTAATGAAAGATGTTCCTGCAGATAAAATGAAATCTTTAGGTAAGCTACCTACTAAAGTTCGAAATAAAATGGGTTATAAAAAAGGTGGTGGCTATATGAAAAAGAGTGATGGCGGTTCAATGTCTAAAGGAATGGTGGAAGATTATACTTCTGTTCCTAAAGAACTTTCAGCTAAAGAGCAATCAAAAAAGAAAGATGCTCCAAAGCCTAAACGTAAGCCAAAAGCAATGGCTAAAGGCGGTAAAGTAGGTAAGTATAATTGTTCACATAATCGGCTTTACTAAATTATGGGTGGAATACCTTTAGAACTTATAACAATGCTTGGCTCTGGATTATTATCTGGAGTAATGACTATTTGGAGTCAAAACCAAAAAGCTAAACAAGCTGCTTTTGATAGAGCAATAGAAGGACTAGCTGCACAGTCTAAAGCTACTGATGAAGCACGTCGTTATGAGAATAAAGGTTTTCAAATTACACGACGAATTATTGCACTATCAGCAGTAGCTGCAATTATTGTATGGCCTAAAGTTGTAGCAGTATTTTGGCCTGATGTAGCAGTAACAGTTGGATACACACAGTGGAATCCCGGTTTTCTATTTATAACAGAAGGAACTGAGACTGTTACTTGGCAATCACTTAAAGGATTAGTTTTAACACCCTTGGATACGCATCTACTTTCTGCTATTATTGGAATGTATTTTGGTGCATCTATGGTTAAAAACGCTAGATAAAGAGGAAAATATAATGGCTGTATGGAAAGAAATTGTTAAATTTGCTGCTAATAAAGGTAAAGAAGCCGCTATTGATAAATATGGTTATAAAGCTGTAAAAGGTGCACAAGATTCTATGAAACGATCAGCATCTCGTAAAAAAGCTGCAGCAGCTAAAAAAGGAAAGTCGAAAGAGCCAGAAGTTAAAACACCTACTAAAAGAACTAAGGCTCGTAAAACTCCTACTGCTAAGAAAACTCGTCAAGAACTACGCGATAATCTTATGGAAATGATGCGTGGCCGTCCAGATGAAGCAATGACTACTGTAGTAGGAAAGGGAGTATCTTCAGCTAAGAAGAAACGAGTAATGAAACCAAGTAAGGCTCGTAAAAAGGTTGAGCAAGAAACAGGTGAAACTCGTTCAGAACTAGAATCACGTATTGGTAGAGAAGCTTCACAAATGGGTGTACAACCCGGTGGTGGGCCAGCAGGACCAGCAAAACCTAAATATAGACTAAGCCGTGAACAAGCATCAGAAGCTATGCGTGGTAAATATGATGTAGAATCTAAAACTGATGTTGAAGATGATTTAGTAGAAATGCTACGTAAGACTGGTCTTAAAAAGGGTGGTAAAGTCTCAGGTAAGGCTCGTGGGTGTGGTGCTGCAATGCGTGGCTATGGTCGTGTTATGGGAGGACGTAAATAATGTTAGGTTCTATAGCTAAAGCAGGTGCTAAAAAATATGTAAAAACTACAGCTAAAAAAGCTAAATCTAAAAAAGCTTCTAGAAAAGCTGCTGAAAAAGCTGTTGGTAAAGAAGCAGCAGACGTAACTAAACCTGCAGATACTTCTCCTCTTGGTAGAGAATACAAAGGAACACAATCAGAATCTACCCCACTTCAGCAAGCCGGTGGTCGTAGGGCTGGTGGGCAACGTGCTTATAATGCTGCTAAAAGAGAAAAAGATAAACTTGAAAAAGAAGTATCTAAACTTAGTTCATCTTCATTAAGTGAAAAAGAAAAATTTGAAAGGCTTCGTTCTTTAAAAGAACAAATAAAATTATTAGATGAGCGAATGGAAGGTAAAAAAGGTTTATCAAAAAGATACGCTATTAAGAAAAAATCTGGCGGATCAATGAAAGTTAAATCTTATAAAAAAGGTGGTAAAATTGGACGTGGCTGTGGTGCTGCTCTTCGTGGTGGCGGAAAGGTAATGAGGTAATTTAATGGGTTTAAAAATTACAGATTTTATGGGGGCTATTCCTGCTATTGGTGGGAGAATGGATAAAGAAGATCGTGGTTTTCTTGTTGGTTTGCTTCCCGGTGTTATGTATAAAGAATCTCAAAAAAATAAAAAGAAAGGTAGTCCAAGTAAACAAGTTGCACAAGCTTCTAATGTAGGACAGGCTCAAGCTTCTAATGTAGGAAAGCGTATGAAGAAGGGTGGTAAAGTTTCTTCTTCTAAAAGCAAAAAGAAGGTCTATAAATGTTCACACAATAGGCTTTATTAATGCCTTTAAAAAAAGGTAAAAGTAAAAAAACTATCAGTGAAAACATTCGTAGAGAAATGAAAGCTGGTAAACCACAAAAACAAGCAGTAGCTATTGCACTTCAAAAAGCTGGTAGGAGAAAGGCAAATGGCCGTAAAACGTCGAACAACAAAGTCAAGAAAAACTACCGCAAAGCCTAAATCAAAAGTTAATCAGGCTGGTAACTATACTAAGCCTACAATGCGTAAAAGACTTTTTGAAAGTATTAAGGCTGGTGGTAAAGGCGGTAGACCGGGACAATGGTCAGCACGTAAAGCACAAATGCTTGCAAAACAATATAAAGCTAAAGGCGGAGGTTATAGATCATAATGGAATGTAATTGTAAAATGTGTCCTGTACATACAGTAAAACGTATTATTGCAAAGATCAAGGCTCTTGTAGGAAAATAAAGTGGCTTTGAAGAAATCACAACGTAGTCTTAAATCTTGGACTAAGCAGAAGTGGCGTACTAAATCAGGTAAGCCATCTACGCAAGGTCCAAAGGCTACTGGTGAAAGATACTTACCAGAGAAAGCTATTAAACGTCTTAGTGCTAAAGAATATGCTGCTACAACAAAAGCTAAAC